GCCAGGATAGGGGGCGGGGCCCCCACATACTATATGAATATGTGTCTAAAACATATAACAATTTATTATATATATTTAGATTTTAATCCGTAGTCCTTTCCAAGGATCTTGTCTACGGAGTCGCCAGACAAATGATGACCACACCCAAGAAGCGCGAACTCTTCAAGGTCAACAATGTCCAACTGTGTAAGGCGATAACGCCGATACATAGAATCTGGATCAACAACATAGGTAGGGTACTTAACTAAACTCACTTTGTGTTCAAGTAAGGTTGCGCAATGTTTATCAGCAGCTAGGGTTCTTTCACCAGCAACGCTTTTAAACCTAGCCAGCAACTCAAAGGTAGCATACGGATACACACCGGAGAGTAAACTAGCCTGAAATGACTTAGCGCGAGTGAGAAGGTCACCACGACCAGGTAAGTCACCATTGCAGGTACCAATTAATCGCAACAATACCCCAAGATTCATAAGGGGGCGAATGTTGCCTTGTTGATCGAAAACGGGGGAATGTTTTAAGAACTGAATATCCTCAACGATTTCACATTTTTCTAATGTAACGACGTAACCAACCTCTTTTGCAGCGTCCAAAAGTGATTGCTCGTTTAAATAATGACAATCCGCAAAAGCCTTACCTATTAAGGTGGTAGCGAGATTGTTAATGGCTGTAGTTAATGTACTACCAGAGTACAAAACTTGGTGTTTAGGTCTCAACACAACCACATTATTTTTATCACTAATCGACTGTATACGGATTGGTAAGCCACATTGTCTAGTGAGGACCAACATGTCGTCTTTGCCTTGACGAGGTGTGATAGCAACAAGAGCTGAGAAAAGAGCCTCAGTATGTGATGCGTCACATTTACTAATATCAACGTTATACGTCTGCACACCACACTCAGTTCGTATGGAGAAGCAAGAGTCATCAGAGAACAGGGCCATATAATAGCGCCCTGGTGGGTCAATTAATTTCTTGAAGACTCGTTCCAATTGTGTGGGGTCCGGGGATGCGATAAACTCTATCTCTCCCCCATTATACAGGATGCTCCGTTCTGATTGTGCCGTTTTCAGAAATTTCGTAACACGGAAGCCTTGTAATGAAGCTGAAACACCAAGGTCACCTATCATTCGAGGCACCTTACCGGGTTTGGCGATTTCATTTTTCTTCATTTTATATGTCACGCTATGTAACCATAACTTATTATAGCGTTCACCTGTCTCATTAAGTTCTAACCAGGCCTGCAAGCGTAAAGCTCTCTTAGGGTGTGGGTCTGAATAATGTTCCTCTGCTTCGCGATCTAAACCATTGTATTCCACAAAATTTGGGGAATACAGATCACAAAGCATTTGTAAAAAAGGCGCGTTCTTTTTAATGTACGAGCGCTGCACAGACTTGTAGTAATTGTGCAAACCAGGGTGAGTCGGGTAGCGTGCTGCTGTCAAACGAGATAATGCAAGCGACACATTATCATCAGTGTTTTCATAAATCACTCCATTATGAGAAATACTAGGACCAAAAACTGTTCGATATGATCCATCGTTCCGCAGAATTCTACCGCGATCATTAAGGCCAATAACTTCCTTCCGAGGAAAGACGAGACGTCCCCCAACAAAGAACTGGGGGTTGCTAACGACCTCAAACATGTCGTTGTAAAGAAAGTG